ATATACTGACAACCGCAACCCCGCACCATGTAGCGGATACGGTTCATCAGATTCTCCGAGTCTATGCTTCCGAAGTGGTCATAGGTGTAGAACCTTCCTGTGCCGATTGTCCGGTCAAACGCCTCTTTAAGCTCCGAGGGCGATACAAGATTCTGGTCTATGTGGATTAACTGATTGAGTTCGATGCCAACAATTCCCAGAGCCGTGCGCCGAACCGATTCTTCCAATGCTACATAGCCAACCGAGTGGCCTTGAGCGAGCAGATGGTGGGCAATCTCACGGCAGACTTGGGACTTCCCAATACCGCTACCAGCAGTCACGGTGACAATCTCGCTTTGGCGGATGCCCCGCACCACCTGATTCAAGCCGTTCCACGGATACGGAACACTCGTAAGTGCTGGCTGGTTGATAATGCTGTCCCACATCTCAGTCGCTCCGACGATACCATCGGGGCGGTATTGCTTGGCGTTCCAGATGGCGGTGATGACTTCCGCGCCCTTGCCTGCAACCAGACACTCGTTGGCGTCCTTAAGTGGTAGTGAGGCGATATGCGCCTTGCCTACGCTCAACAGTTGGGCGCAGTCGTTAGCCGCCTTGCGTCCATGCTCATCCATGTCAAACATCAGGATGACTTTCTCAAACTTCTCCAACCACTCAACGCTCTTTCGCAAAGCCCGGACTGCGCCTTGTGCGCCCGAGGGCAACGACACCACAGGCCATTTGTTTCCTTGAAGCTGGCTGACCGACAAGGCATCAATCTCGCCTTCAGTAATCACCACCATCTTGCCTCCGTCCCGCCACAACTGCTGACCATAAAGACCTGCGGCTCGGCTGTCCCCCAAGAACATGAAGTCCTTGTTCGGAAAGCGGAGCTTCTGTGCCACCAGACAGCCCGAGGCGTCATAGTAGTCGGCCACCTGAACCGGCTTGCCATTGAAGTCTCCAACCTTGTAGCCCCACTTCTGACAGGTCTCCTCCGTCAGTCCTCGTTTGGTGAGGGCGGAAATCCGACCTCCAACTGCGGAGAACGCTGGCTTGGTTGATGTGGTGGTTAATAGGGAATCTGAGTCGCTCATTTTAGTATTATCTCCTTTGGTATATTTGCGGCACACAAAACAATATGTGTGTCCATCCGAGTATTGTGCTTCACCATCACTTGACCCACAGCTATTACAAGGGGCGTGAAGGATGAAGGCTGATTCATTATCTGCGATGTCGTCTGTGTGTTGTTGTTGTTTCATGTTTTATTTTGTTTTCTGTCGTTCCGAACAAACCCATTCTAGCGGAATGTTTCCGTTTGACCACAAAAATTTATTTTTTTCGCACCAGTCTGCGTAAGTGGTCTTGCTTTTCTTTGAGAGGCGGTTGGCCGCTCTTTGAAAGACAAAGCGGATGTCGAGGTTTGGGTGTTGCTCCCGCACCGCCAGATGTTTCTTGCGGTCTTTTGCGCTGAACAATCCTTTGGTCTCAATGATGATTCCGTTACTGAGGATGAAGTCCGGGGTGTAGCCTGTCGGCATGGCAGGCCTCAAGTATTTGATTCGGCGCGACTCGTAGGAGAACTTCGCACCCATCGCCACAAGCTGCTTGGCTATGTGAACTTCAAACTGGCTACGGAAGGTTATAGCAGGCATATATCTATTAAGGGATTAGGCGGCACACCAACGGTGCAGTTCCAGCAGCCAGCCTCGGCGTGGACGCCGGAAATGGTCCGCGCCTTGGCTGCTGGAACTGCCGATAGAACGCCTTGACCCAGCCGTGATAGCACGAGCGCGTGTTGGGCAGCAGGCTCAATTCGCGCATCACGGCGTCCAGTTTTTCGGTAAGGGTCATTATGGCAACCTAGTTGTTTGAATTAACTGTTGGGCATCCTTGCCGCTGCCAGTATTTGCGCGCCTAGCAGCGGATGGACGCAGTTGCGGAGTATTTGCGCGGGGCAGTGGTTGTTGCCGTAGTAGATGTTTTCCGGGTAGTGGATGCCGAGCCAGTCTTGCATCGCCAGCTTGCCCGCCACATTGCACCGATTGATGAAGTTCGCAGGCTGCGGCACTTCCGCCGCCTCGAAATCGAAGTTCGACCAGAACAGATGCCGCCCGATTTGCTTCGTCGGCGGTATCATCGGCGCGTAGTAGGGCACGACATTCTCCACGACCCACGGACATTTTGCGTAGGTTCGCAGGAAGATGATTTGCTGATACAGGCTCATGTCCGGGTAGCGTTTCAGCTTGTGTCGCGTGGCCTTCGCCATCTTCGAGTGGGTCTGGCACGGCGGGCTTGTCCAGATGAAGCCGAAGCGGTGGTAGTTCTCCAGAAGGTAGGCGTGAGCGTCTCCGATTATCACCGTGTCATTCGGGTGCAGCCGTTGATACAGCGCTGCGATTTTCGGCTCGTTCTCCACGGCGGTCACGTTCACGTCTTGCCAGAGTTTTCGGTTTCCGCCGACTCCGGCATAGAGGTTCAAGACATTCGACGGATGCCTAACCAGACGCTGGAGCGAACTGCCATGAGCGCCGGTCACGGCTTCTGGCGATAGGATGGTTTCGGCGGCGCTCATGTCAGTCGCTCAGCTTTCCGTTGGCAGTCATAAAAATGTCTTTTGCTCCGCGATGTGGCGCTTCGGTTTGCGGGCGGCGCGTCGGGACTCTCCTCGTATAAAAAACATTTGGTGTCCGACTCTTCTCGAAACGGAAGAAAACAATTCTGTGAGCGTTTGATATAGCTGACACAAGAACGGCGTGAGGGGCAGCGACTATCTACACATTTAGTGGAGTTGTCCATAAAAGCTATGAGGTTGAATAAGGTGGCCGGACAGATAATTAAATACCTGCCCGACCACGCATTGGGTTTTTTAGAAGTCGCTGCCGTCAGACGGAGCAGGTTGTTTGTCGGCTTCTTCAACGACAGGCTGACTTACTTCCGCTGTCGGGGCGTCAGAAAAAGTATCAAGATTTTCTGACGGAATCTCGGCTGAGAAGCCGTAGTCTTTGGCGTTGGAAGAACTGCCGCCGTTCTGCCGGATTTCGTGAAGCTGCACCGCCCGCAGACGGAAGCTGATGCCTGCGCCCAATGCCGGGGTGAACCACGGAAACACTTCAAAGTTCACCTTAACCGCCGAGCCTGAGCCAAACACTTCGGAAGTGGGCTTACCATACTTGTCAAAGATGGCAGGCTTGAACTCCATCTTATGACCAGTCTTTTTGTTGATGGTGCTGGCCTTCATCTTGAAGGACATACGGACATTACCAGTCTCGTTACCATCCTTGTCGGTGTCCGGCTTCCATGCGCCAACCGCTGCACGGCGCAGAGGCTTTTTGGAGTTCATCATCTTGGCCTGCTCTGAAACAAAGGTGTCCAGATGGTTCTGGGCAGTCGCAATGATGGGTTCGGCCTGTTCTGGGGTAAGAATTACCGAGATGGTGTATTCTCCTTCGTCCTTGAACTTGGTGTCCGGCTCATAAACTTTAGGCCAGATGCACGGGGCTTTGGGGGTGGTGAGGGTGGGATTTACCAATCTAACAGATGCTACGATGCTCATACTATTTTTTTTTTTATTTATGCTTGTGTTTTCCGTTTTGACACATGGGCTGTCGCCCTTGCTGCCATCACGTTAAAAAAGAAGATACTTGGATGAGACCAGACCGTCAACAAGTATTTTATGAGAATCAGCATCGAACGGAAACCGCATGGAATCTACAATCTTTGTAGGCACATCGTTGGCTGTCGCAAACTCGTTCAACAGGTCTTTGTCCTTGAACACCTGTGTCATTGCGTTGCGGTATGCTGCCTCCACTTTGGGTAAATCACAGGCGGATGACCCGACGCAATCATGGATGCCGAACACCGGGACGCCTTCAGGAAGGGAAGCAAAAGCAATATGTAGAATTGCAGCATCAAGACTTTGAATGTAGTTGGCGACAGCGGCTTTGTAATTCTTTTGCAGGTCGTATGGCTGACGGCTGTCTGGCTGTTTGCGAATCCGGGTCTTGGGGGCAAGGACAGGAGACACAGTGGTGCGATGCAGCTTGGGGTATTGCAGCTTGATTGGGAGTCCGCTGGGAGATGTCCACGAGACCGGACGACTGTATTTACCAAGGTTGTGCCGCGCCACGCTCTTGATGATGGCGGAGGTCTGTAAGAAAGACGGGAAGCAGGAGTGAACAACAAACATGACCAGCTTCGCCAGTCGTCCTGACAACACGGTGCATTTTTTGTAGTCCAGCCTTCTGAAAAGAGTGCCGGACTCGCCGTGGGCGATGTAGTCCTTCTTGATGGCTTCGGTAATCTTGTTAAGCAGCTTCTGTTGGATGCTCTTGACGCTGATTCCGTAGGGGATAGCCAAGACCACATCCTTGATGAAGCTGCGGTCTGTTTCGGTATCTCCGGTAAAAAGCTGGGCGGCATAGGCAAACAACGGCTCAGTCGAGATATGCTCCACCACCTGCTCATGTATCTTGTTTGCCAGATACCCATACAAGTCTTGCGGAGTGTCGGCGTCTGTTGCGCTGCTGTTGCTGAGATTGGTCAGACCGGCTAACACATGGTCATTAGCCAGTAGTGATAGTATCTGATAAACATTGCTGGAGGCGTCCACCACACAAGGAAAGTGACTGGGCTGTTTATCCCGGACAGCGGAAGTGTAATCAAAAATCCACGCCAACAGGTGTAGCGGGTCTTTATGGGCAGTCCACCACACCAACGAAAGTGGGTCATCAGCAGTCTGGTAGATAAGCTCCCGGTTTGCCGCCACCCAAGCCAGTTGTTCCGTTCTTGATTGCCGACGCTTACCCATTAGGGTCGCTCCTTGCAGCTCCAGCACCGTTTGAGCTTCAGGAGTCAGCACACATCCGGCATGGAGTTCAATCAGGCTTTTTGCCATGTCGCCGCCTTGATAATTAAAGAAGGCGTGGCTGATACCATACATCCGGCCTCGGTGGTCGAGTTGGCAGGGGATATACAAGGGAACATCTTCGCCCATACCAGCCACCGTCTCAGCCAGCATCATGTTGCGGACATAGTTGGAACGGAGTTGGCGGTTCTCCCGGCGAGTCTCAAAGGCATAGGCGGTAATCCTGCGCCAGCGAAACAACTCATTCTTGGAATAGACACGCCCCTCAATCGGCTTGGGAGGCAGAGGAACATCCTGTGGAGAGGTGGGGTATAAGATTCCCTTATCCTGCTTATGAAAATACTTGATGACTGACAACACCCGACGATTAAGTCTAAAAGCGGTGGCTTGGCAGCGGTTCATCGCCTTGAACACATACTTACCTAAGTCGGCCTCCTTTAAGTCAGACAGGCAGGTTAGCTTATCGCCATAGAAGTTGGTCAGCTTCACACACGGCAGGCGGATGTTGGGCAGGCCTCCGCTTGTCAGGTCTCCAGACACCCAATCCAGCAGGGGCTGGGTTGATGGGAGGAACACAGGGTGGCTGTATTGACGCTCTTGTTCGTATTGCTGCTGCCACGCCTTAAACTCGGTGCTTGGCCGGATATACGTCCTGTTGATATAGAACCGACCACTCCACCCCCGGCTCGGGGAAGTGTCGTTCTCTTTTACAAAGGCATTACCAGACGACTGAATGAACAGCTCAGCCAGCACCATCCCCAACGCCTTCTTGGTGGCAGTATCCAATGAGGTTTGGAGCTTCAGGCTTGCCTTCAGGGATTGGCGTTTGCGGATGTCGGAATAATGTCTGCGGGTGCGGACGTTAGCCAGCACCGCCTCAAACTTGGCGGCATTGCGGTTTCGGAACTGTTTGGCTTGCCTTTGGAAGTCCACATGGGACATGGCATCTATGCCTGCATACTTCAGGGTGTGCTGGTAGTTGTTGGAAAACGCCGACGCCATGAACGAATCAGCAGTTAGGGTGGCAATGGTGGGGATGCCTATTTCATCTGCAATCTCTTTTAGCTGGGTAGCATAGGCAGCAGACACTCTGGGGACTCCTGCAACCGTGGTCTGCTCCAGCCATTGCTCAATCGCCGCAATGTAGGGAGACAGCACCGCCGATTTGATGGTTCGGGCTGACCCAAGCAGGTGTCCCTTGTCCTTGGCTCTGTAGAAGGCGGCTTTCTTCCTATTACGCTCCGCACCCAAATCAACCATCAACTGCTCATCGGTGTTTAGTAAGGGCATAGAGGCGTGTTCACGGCATCTCAGGCTCATAGAAGTCGCCCCGCTTTCGGATGCGCTCACGGCGAATTATCTCGTCGTTGTATGCCCAATCCTTCTCAATCTTGATGCACCGTTCACAGCCATATTCCCCATTGAATCGGCGGAAGGCTTCATTACCACAGGCGCACCAATGTTTTTTAACACCACTGCTGGCAGGTTTAGGTAGGTAAGACATGATATGTGTGAGGTTTAGTATCTAGGTTTGAAGGTCAGTGGTAAGTCCAAAGATATGCGGCTATACATAGACGCCTTGCCATAGAACAGCAGGCTATAGAGTTGCTCAAGGTTGGGGACAGAGAAACCAAGATTGAAAGGCTTGGGTTTTTTTAACAAGACCACATACTCCCCTTCGTAGCGATGAATCACTGCGGAACAGACTTCGTGCGTCCAACTACCTCCTACTTCCAGACTGGAGCAGCCATGTGTCACTAGGTCTTTTAGCGCATCGTGCATACGGTATAAAAAAGACCAGAGGATTGTAAATTAAGTGTGAACACAGACTCCGACATTGAGCTTACACAGCGGCATTTACATTATTTATTTCTTCGCACCTCTGGTTGCGAAGGCAAAACAAGCTCGACAACAGATTTACTTGAGGAGACCTCTGGCGTCAACTCTTTTTACAAAAAGTTTTTTGAAGAATTTTTCTTCCACTCCAACAACTCCCGATAGGCTAGACACACATACCTCAAGGTGGTGGTTCTGAACCTATAGAAGCCCATCCAATCATGGATGGTGTTGGGACTGGCTCCAGTCAAGACCAAGCGGATGACACAGCTATGCTTGACGATTCTAGGAAGATTAAAGGACACATCATCTTTAAGACCCATCTGCTCCTTGATGGTGTCCCACATGATTGAGAAGTGAGAATCAGACATCCCTAACAAGTCTTGGATGGTGGTCTTATCATCAATGCTGTCAGACTTACACATCTCCCAGAACTCAGGGACTAACAGACCACAATGGGGATTAAGACTGATATGCTGTTTAAGGAGCCTATACTCTGGTGATGCAGGTAAGCAGTTTCCAAGAATCAACTCTTTGATGGGAGTCTTTATCTGCATCAGCCTATTGGGAAGATTGCCGGTATAAAGACAGAGAGACACCAGCACCTTGAACTTTCTCCACTGTTCCTTGGTGGGATAATTATCATCACACAGCTTAAAGAACTGCTTCTCCTCATCCAGAGTCAGAAACCTTGGCTTGTGGTCGGCATACTTGGGGAGTCTTGGAGGTCTAATCTTTGTCGGGGCAGACAGGGTTAGACCAGTCTTATGGGCATGACCAAGGATTTTACGAAGGACGATTAAATGACGGGTGATGGATGACTCAGTAAGACGTCTGGTGTGTCTCAGGTAATGGGTCAGCTCAGCCACAGCCTTGGTGTCTATGGTGGCTAGTGAGCGGGTCTTACCGAAGAACTTGATGAGGGATTTGACTATGAATAATCTGCCGTTCCAACTACGATTTTGATTCCAATGAGCAGCGAAGCAGGAGTCACAAGCAGTATTAAAGGTTGATATATGAAAATTTTTAGATATTAAGAAAGGATGTATTGTTTTGTTTCGCATTGCTTGATGCTCTTTTTACTAGACCACTTTATCACAGATTTTTGGAAAGTCAATAGGGTCTCGTGTAGTTTTTAGTTTTTCTAATACAGAAAATTAGCAACGCAGGTAGAGGTGTCGGCAACGCAGGTAGGAATGTGGCAACGCAGGTAGGTG